GTTGCTGGCGTTCGTCAGTCAGCGCCGAAGACTGGCTATGGAGGTGTCAGAGTCCGCCATCCACGCAGCACTGCATGTTGAGGGTGTTCGTAGAGTCGAACTGGAAGACTGGAAAGACATCAGCGCTACACCCTACCAAGCGCCTTACTGCACCGGCATCACGCTGGCCCAAGGTGTCGAATGACAGCCCTCGTCTCGCTTTTACCGCGCAACGCCACCCAATTGGAGCGCTTGGCGGCGCAAGCCTTGGCGCAGATCCGGCGCACACCTATTCCATTGCGTCAGCTCTGGAATCCTTCGCTGTGTCCGGTCGAGATGCTGCCGTATCTGGCGTGGTCGTTTTCCGTGGACCGCTGGAGCAGTGACTGGACCGAAGCTACCAAGCGCGCAGCCATTCGCTCGGCGTATTACATCCACTCCCGCAAAGGCACCATCGGCGCCCTGCGCCGCGTCGTCGAGCCGCTGGGTTACCTGATCGAAGTCATCGAGTGGTACCAGACGGCTCCCGAAGGTGTGCCCGGCACCTTCGCACTGAAGGTCGGCGTTCTGGACACCGGTATTACCGACGAGATGTACCAGGAACTGACCTTCCTCATCGATGACGCCAAACCCCGCAGCCGCCACCTCACCGGTCTGGCCATCAGCCTGGAAACCACCGGCCAGCTGTACCTGGGCGTCTCTCTCTACGAGGGCGATGAGATCAGCGTCTACCCACCCACTCAACGTGACATCGAAGTCAGCGGCGTGATTGGCCGTGGCGGTCGCGACCACACCATCGACACTCTGGATGTATTCTCATGATCGACCAGAACTCGCAGTTCTTCGCCATCCTCACCAACATCGGCGTCGCCAAACAGGCGAATGCTGACGCCTTGGGCATCCCATGGAAGATCACCCAGATGGGTGTCGGCGATGCAAACGGCACCGATCCGATCCCGTCGGCCACTCAGACAAAACTCATCAACGAACGCCGCCGTGCGCCGCTGAATCAACTCAAGGTTGACCCCGCGAACGCCGCCATCATCGTCGCGGAACAGGTGATCCCGGAGAACGTCGGGGGCTGGTGGATTCGCGAGATCAGCCTGTACGACTCTGACGGCGACATGGTCGCCGTCGCCAACTGCGCGCCCTCGTTCAAGCCCTTGCTCACTCAGGGTTCAGGCCGTACGCAGGTCGTGCGCATGAACATGATCGTCAGCAACTCCAGCAACGTCGAATTGAAGATCGATCCCAGCGTAGTGCTGGCGACACGGGCTTACGTCGATTCGAAAGTCATGGAGGAACTGCACAAGCTCGACAGCAAACAATCGGTGCGGGTTGCCACCACCGCCAACATAGCGCTGACGGGCCTACAGACCATCGACACCATCGCGTTGGCCGCTGGCGACCGAGTGCTGGTGAAGAATCAGACCGCCGCCAAGGACAATGGCCTGTACGTTGTGGCTGCGGGTGCCTGGTCCCGCGCCAGCGATGCCGACCACAACTCCGAGGTCACCTCCGCCCTTCTGGTATCGATCGAACAAGGTGCCACGCAAGCCGATACTCGCTGGCAGTTGGTCACCGATGGCGCGATCATTCTTGGCACTACAGTCCTGACGTTTCACAACGTCACGAAGGGTTTTGCGCCGATCAATTCACCCGCTTTTACCGGGAACCCGACAGCGCCGACCACAGCGGTGAGCGACAACGACACCTCGATTGCGACAACGGCGTTTGTTCACGCATTGGCAGCCTTTTATGGCATGGACGGCGTATCGGAAAGTACCGGGGCCATCACGTCGCTCAATAGCGTTACTGCAAACGGTTTGTTCTACAACACGGCGATATTGGCAGAGGGTGCGGATAAGCCACCCGGCTCCATGACGGGCTACCTGCTGGTAATGAACCACAGCACCGCTGGTGCGCCCTATATTTTCCAGCAATGGGTCGCCTCGACGGGCACAGAGCTATTGGTCTGTCATCGCCGATGCATCGACAAAGTATGGGAGGCTTGGCGCGTCCAGGCATTCACCGATTCGCCAGTCTTTACCGGCAATCCACGAGCCCCGACGCCGGAGACGGGAGACAATGACACGTCAGTCGCTACCACCGCGTTCGTTCAGGCAGCCATGAACGGTTCGGTAACGGTGAGCATTGCCGGTACCGGATCGATCACGTTAACGGCCGCACAAGCCGGCGCCGCAATCATCAACCTGACGGGCGCACTTACTGGCAACAAAACAGTGGTTGTTCCAACGGCGGTCGGTCGTTATCAGATCCGCAACAACACCACCGGCAATTTCACCGTGACCGTGAAGACAGCCGCTGGCGCGGGTCAGCTCATCACGCGGGGCATGTCCTCGCTGATGTTCTGCGATGGTGTAGCCGTGCAGTTGCAGCAGACAGATTTCATCAGCCCGGTGCTTCGCGGAACACCGACGGCACCACTCGTGCAACGATTTAATAGCACCGGCCAGATTATTACCGGGGAAGCTCTCAAGGCTCGTGGTCACCAATTCGCCGGCATGACTTCGATTGTTAATTCGCTGGCCGGCGTTATCGAACACGTTGGAGGAATCGTGCATTGCTCCAGTGGCGTTGGCACGTACAGCCTGCCAAATGGAGGCACGTTGAAATTGCCCTCAGGCGCGACCGTGCGGATTCAAAACTGGTCCACTGCACCTTTGTCTATCACTGTCCAGGGCGCAGACAAGATCCAGGAAAACATCGCGACGTTGCCGTCGAATGTGAAAAGGACCATCCCGGCAGACACCTACGTCGACGCGATCTACATCGATAGCGGTGTATGGCTGCTTTCCGGCACCGGGGTGATGGGGAAAAGCCAACAGTTCGGCGCGTTATTGTCTCCACATGGTTACCAGCGACTGCCTTCAGGCGTGATCATGCAGTGGATGACCGTTCCATTCACTGGGCCGGCAAAGGCTGTCGCCTTCAACCTGCCAATTGCGTTTCCAAGTCAACACTTTGGATGCCACGTCTGCCTGACGGGCAGCGCGAGCTATGACTCCGCCGCGACGCCAGACGCCGCTGGTATGCCGTACAGCCTCGGCCAAGTACTTCTGCAGTCCAATTACACCGCCAGTCAATCGGCAGTCCGCGTGCTGTCGTTCGGAGCCTAAGAGGGTACAAACATGCTTTTTTCCAGCAAGACAACTGGATTGTTCCACGATCCGGATTTAGGTCCTTTACCCAATGACGCCATCGAAATTTCGCAGGAACTGCACGCCTATCTAATGGCGGGACAGTCGGCCACTACCACGATCGACTTTGACGCTGTTCCACCCTCGCTGGTGGACCGTCCGCCGATGACTTCTGAACAACTGGCTGACATTGAACGTAGTTGGCGTGACGGGCAGTTGGTGATCACCGACAGTGTCGTGGCACGTCACCGTGATGAGTTGGAAAGCGGTGCGTCCACTTCCCTCACGATTGCGCAGTACAGCGAACTGCAAGTCTACCGTCGTGCGCTGCGCGACTGGCCGCAAGGGGCTGAGTTCCCACTGGAGGATCATCGCCCTGCGATGCCAGCATGGTTAGCCGAGCAATTCAAAACGCGCTGATTGATTTTTTGTGCACCCTGTAGTCATCCCCACTACAAGCCCACGCGCTCGCCCAACCACCTCACGCGCGTCAGCCTGTGCAGTGTCTTTCCATCACTGCGCAGGCAACCCCCATGGCCGACGAATATCATCACGGCGTCCGCGTCCTCGAAATCAACGAGGGCACTCGCCCCATTCGCACCGTTTCCACCGCTGTCATCGGCCTGGTGTGCACCGCCGAAGACGCGGACGCCACGATGTTCCCTCTGGACACTCCGGTCCTGATCACCAACGTGCAAACCGCCATCGGCAAGGCCGGTAAAGAAGGCACCCTCGCCGCCAGCTTGCAGGCCATTGCCGACCAGACCAAACCGGTCACCGTTGTGGTGCGCGTCGCCAAAGGTGCCGATGAGGCGGAGACCACCAGCAACCTGATCGGCACCACCACCGCCGCCGGCAAATACACCGGCATGAAAGCCCTGCTCGCGTCCAAGGCGCGCCTGAAGGTCACCCCGCGCATCCTCGGCGTGCCGGGCCTAGACAGCCAGCCGGTGGCGACCGCACTGGTTGCTATCGCCCAGCAGTTGCGCGCCTTCGCCTATGTCAGTGCCTGGGATTGCCAGACCAAGGAAGAAGCCACCGCCTACCGCGAGAATTTCGGCGCCCGGGAAGTCATGGTCATCTGGCCGGATTTCCAGAACTGGAGCACCGTCACCAACGCCACAGTCACGGCCCCAGCCGTGGCGCGAGCACTGGGCCTGCGCGCCAAGATCGACCAGGAAGTGGGCTGGCACAAAACCCTGTCCAACGTCGCCGTCAATGGCGTCACCGGCATCAGCGCCGACGTGTTCTGGGATCTGCAAAACCCGGCCACCGATGCCAACTACCTCAACGGTAACGAAGTCACCACGTTGATCAACGAAGGTGGCTACCGCTTCTGGGGCAGCCGCACGTGCAGCGACGATCCGCTGTTTGCCTTCGAGAACTACACCCGCACCGCCCAGGTACTGGCCGATACCATGGCCGAGGCGCAAATGTGGGCCATTGATCGCCCCATGCATCCTTCACTGGTGCGCGACATGCTCGAAAGCATCAATGACAAATTCCGCGAGATGGTTGCCGGCGGCTACCTGATCGGCGGCGGCGCCTGGTTCGACGAAGAAGCCAACGACGAAACCACGCTCAAGGCCGGCAAGCTCTTCATCGATTACGACTACACGCCCGTGCCGCCGCTGGAAGACCTGACCCTGCGCCAGCGCATCACCGACCGCTACCTGGTCGACTTCGCCAGCCGCATCAAAAGCTAACCCCGGACCTCCCCTCGCGGGGAGTCATCCTGCGCCAGCCAACCGGAGAACACCACCATGGCCCTGCCTCGCAAACTCAAGAACCTCAACCTCTTCAACGACGGCCATAGCTACCTGGGCGTTTCCAAGACCGTCACCCTGCCCTCCCTCGGTCGCAAGATGGAAGGCTATCGCGGCGGCGGCATGAACGGCCCGGTCAAAGCTGACCTCGGCTTCTCCGACGACGGTATCCAGCTGGAATGGAAAACCGGCGGCCTCGATCTGATCTCGTTGCGCCAGTTCGGCATGGTCAAAGCGTCCGGAGTGCTGTTGCGTTTTACCGGGGCGTTCCAGCAGGACGACACCGAAGAAATGAGCAACGTGGAAATCGTTGTCCGTGGTCGTCACGAAACCATCGAGATGGGTGAAGCGCAGGCCGGTGAAGACACCGAACACGCCATGACCACCACCTGCAGCTACTACAAATTGACCGTCGACGGTGACGACATCATCGAGATCGACTTGCTCAACTTCATCGAAAAAATCAACGGCGTCGACATGCTTGAAAAGCAGCGTGCTGCCCTCGGTATTTAACCCAGCACCGCCCCGTACAGCGCGGACAACCCAGCCCCTTGGAGCCTTACCATGAAGCCAGAAGAAACCACCGAAGCCGCAGCACCGGTCGAAGACAACATCGTCAATCTTGATACCCCGATCATTCGTGGAAAAACCTATTTCACCAGCCTCACGCTACGCAAACCCAACGCTGGCGAGCTACGCGGCATTCACCTGGCCGAGTTGCTGAACCTTGATGTCAGCAGCCTGATCAAGGTGCTGCCACGCATCAGCTCGCCAGCCCTCACCGCTGTCGAAGCCGCGGCCATGGACCCAGCGGACCTGTTCGCCGTCGGCACCAAGGTCGTCGGTTTTTTGCTTCAGAAGCAGACGAAGACGGACGCCTTCCTCGTTGCGTAGAGGACGCCATGGCCGACCTGGCCGTGGTCTTTCACTGGGCACCGGCCGACATGGATCAGCTGGGCCTTCAGGAGTTGATGGACTGGCGCGAGCGGGCCAGGGTGCGGAGTACCAGCGATGGCAATTGATCTAAAAATTCAGGTGTTGCTGAACGCCATCGATAAGGCCAGTAAGCCGCTGCGGCGTATCACCGATGGCAGCTCTGACACGGCGAAAGCACTGAAGGCTGCTCGCGATCAACTCAAGCTGCTGAAGGACCAACAATCCAATATTGCCTCCTTCAAAAAGCAACAGGGCGCGATAGGGGCTACCTCAGACAAACTCAACAAAGCGCAGGAGCAACTGCGCTTGATGAAAACTGCCCTGCAAACAAGTGGCGACGCTGCATCCGGCAAATTCAAGAATGATTATCGCAAAGCTCATGAAGCGGTTCGCGATTTGACCACCAAATTGCAGGAGCAGCGACGGGGCTTAACCCCTCATATGACCAAACTGAGAGAGGCCGGAATTGCCACCGGCAAACTCGGTGAACACGAAGCCAACTTGAAGACTCAAGTGGACGCAGCCAACCGATCTCTCAACACCCAGAAAGACCGTTTGGTTGCCATCGGCAAACAAAGAAACGCACTCGCCAACGCCCGCGCCACGTATGACAAGCAAAAGCAGCTTGCTGGAAACATGGCATCCAAAGGAGCCGGGGCTGTAGCGGGTGGTGGTGCGGCACTGTACGGCGGTGCACGAGTTCTTGCGCCTGGGTTGGAGTTCAACGCCAGCATGAGCAGGGTTCAGGCCATCACCCGACTGGACAAGAACAATCCAGAGCAGGCTGAGCAACTTAAAGGGTTGCGCGACCAGTCCCGCGAACTGGGCGGCTCAACCCTCTTCACAGCAGGACAAGCTGCCGACGCGCAGGGCTACCTTGGCATGGCGGGCTTCGACCCCAAAGCCATCAAGGCCGCGATGCCTGGCATGCTCGACCTCGCAGCCGCTGGCGGCGCGGATCTGGCGCAGACCGCCGATATTGCCTCGAACATCATGTCCGGCTTGGGCATGAGCGCTGACCAGATGGACAAACTGGGCGACGTGCTGGTGGGCACCTTCACCCGTTCCAACACCAACCTGCAGATGCTCGGCGACACCATGAAGTATGCCGCGCCGATGGCGAAGACCTACGGTGTTGAACTGGAAGTCGCTGCCGCCATGGCCGGCAAGTTGGGCGATGCTGGCCTTCAAGGCAGCATGGGTGGCACCGCCCTCAGTTCAATTATGAACCGGCTGGCCGCCCCGCCAAAAGCGGCGCAAAAAGCCCTGGCCGAACTGAATATCAAAACCGCCGATGCCAATGGCAACCTGCGGCAAATGCCCGATATTCTCAAAGAGATCTACGACAAAACCCAAGCGCTCGGCACCGCGAAAAAAGGTGGACTGTTCAAGGCCATCGCCGGAGAGGAAGCGGTCAAAGGAATGGCGCAACTGGTTGAGCAGGCCGGCATCGGCGAACTGCAAAAACTCATTGCGACTCTGCGTGAAACCCAAGGCGAAGCGGCAAAAACCTCTCGTATTATGGCCGACAACCTGAAGGGCGACCTGACTACCCTCAGTAGCGCCTGGCAAGACCTGGGCATCGAGCTGGAAGACCAGCAGGATGGTTCGCTACGGGGGTTGGTGCAGTCGGTGATCGAGATCGTCCGTGGCGTTAAAGCATGGGTCGCTGAGAACCCCGCGCTCGCTGGTGCGATTGTCAAAACGGCCGCCGTCATCGCCGGGCTTGCCTTGGCCCTTGGCGGGCTACTCGTAACCGTGGCAAGCCTGATGCTTCCCTTCGTGGCACTGCGCTTCATGTTCGCCAAAATGGGCGTTCAGCTACCTAGTCTTATAGGCCTGCTATGGAAACTCGGCAAGACCGTCCTTCCCTTTGTCGGCAAGGCCCTGCTGATGATTGGCCGCGCTTTGATGCTCAACCCCATCGGCATCGCCATCACCGCGATTGCAACGGCGGCTTATCTCATCTACAGCAACTGGGACGCGGTAAAAACCTACTTCACCAGTGCCTGGGCCGAAATCCAAGCGGGTTTCAGCGGCGGAGTCGGCGGCATATTGACCGTGCTGGCTAACTTCAACCCCATCGGCCTGATCTACCAAGCGTTCGCAGGCGTACTCGGATACTTGGGAATCGACCTGCCCAACCGCTTCACCGAATTCGGCAACATGATCGTCAACGGCCTGGTCAACGGACTGTTCGCCGGCTTGGGCCAGATCAAAGGCGCCATCACCTCCATCGGCGATTCAACCATCGGCTGGTTCAAGGAAAAACTCGGCATTCACAGCCCCTCACGCGTGTTCGCCGAGCTGGGTGGTTTCACCATGGACGGCCTGACCCAAGGCTTACGCAGAGGCGAGGCCGGCCCGCTCAACGCGATGTCCCGAATCAGCAAGCAGATCACCGCCGCCAGCGCCATCGCACTGGGCGGTATCGCGTTGCCGACGATGGCAATGGGCGAAACAGACGCTGCCGCGTTGTCGATCGATAACCGCGCGCCCGTCAGCCGGCCGGCAGCATCCACCTATGACAGCCACGACCAGTACGAAATCAACATCCACCCCACACCGGGAATGGATGCTCAAGCCATTGCCCGAGCCGTGCGCCT